CTAGCTACACAAGAGTTGAAGGGTATGTATAGGTGGTCATCATGAGTGACGTGTGCATGTCTCGTATATTATGTATATAGCGTTTCACTCAGCCTGTAACCCGTCACCTTTTTGCTACAGGCCACGGAATACAAGGGCTGTAGAGGTTACAACCCTGTAACCCAACCCTGTAACCTTTTCACATTTGAGAGCTGAGATTATGAAAAAGCGTCGAATTTCCAAACAAGAGGCTGAATTTGCCCGTAAATACGTCGAGTGTGGTAAATCTGGCGAAGCGTACAAATTTGCGTACGTCTGTAAAAATCTCAGCCCTGGTGACATTTCAAGTCGTGCGTACAGTTTGAAGAACCGTGCAGCGGTCAAAGAGCTTATTGAGACGCTTCAAAAAAAGGTGAGCAAGGATGCTGAATTTGGAATTAAGCAAATTCTTGAAATTTGGCAGGACATCGCGACCGCAGATCCTAATGAATTGATGAGCAATTTGCGGCGCTGCTGCCGACATTGCTACGGGCGTGGCCATCATTATCAGTGGAAGGACAAAGCGGAATTCGCGTTCGTGTTGGGCCAGGTGCTAAAGAGTAAGCCCGGTAAGGGCGAACCGCGCCAACCCATCCCGAGCGATGACGGCGGGTACGGCTTCAACTTCACGTTCCGCCCTCACCCTGAGTGCACCGAGTGCAAGGGTGAGGGGCACCTTGATACGTTCTTCGCCGACACCCGCAAACTGAGCCGAGCAGGGCGCCGACTATACGCAGGGGTCAAGCAGACCGCGCAGGGCATGCAGGTGCTGACACGCGATCAGGACGCAGCGCTTGCCAACCTGGCCAAGTTCCATGGAATGACGCCTGACAACCTTCGCGTAACTGGGGCTGACGGTGGGCCGTTACTTAGTGCTACTATCCCGCTACCGGCTGACCCGGTTGAAGCCGCGAACGTTTACGCGGAATACATCAAAAAGAACGCAAGGGGATGACAATGCAACGCTACGCAATTGAAACAAAGGGCAAGTGGGCCGCTGTACCTGTTGACGCTGGGGCGTTCTATAAGGTCACTGATGTTGCTGCGCACGTTGACGAATTGAACGCTGAGCTTGAAATGCTCAAGGATCAGCTCGACACCAGCCGCCACAACGCATCAGCGTTCGAAAATGAAATGGGGAACTTGCAGGTTGAGAACGGCAAGATTCGCGAAGCCTATAAAGGGTATTCGTCAAAGCTGCTTGTTGACGCACTGACCCACGAACGCGACACCCTGCGTGATGTGCTGGCCCTCTTGGCGCCCGACCTCAAAGCAATGGCAATCCTGTACGCGCAGAAAGGGGACCACGCGCGGTCGCAGGCACTGGCCAACATTTGCAAATCTGTAGGGGTGTTGTGATGAGCAGGCCAAAAGGTGCGATGCCCGTTGGTGTTTCGAACGTTGATATGAAAACTGAGGTTTGGGGTGTTTGGCATCATGACCATATGCAAGAGGTTGTGCTTGTTGAAGACTTCAACTCTATGGCTAAAGAGCTGCTTGCGTTGCGCATCAAATTGGACAACGCCTATGTGCGCATGGCTCAGCTTGACGTGTTCTTTGACCCTGCCGAGTTTGAGAAATGAACAACAACCGCAGTGGCACAAGTGAGCTGCATATGAGCGTTCGCAAATTCCGCGCCAAGATTCACGAGGCATATAAAGCTGGGCGGGCGGGAGGGGTCAACGAAGGGGCGGGAGGTTTAGATGACGCGCAACTTGCCGAAATTGACAACAAGCGCCGTGAGTACGTCAACGAAGTCGTCAAAGATTTGAATTGGCGATGAGACACAAACCATGGCGCGCTGAGTTGTACAGCTCAGCGCCTAAAAGCTTTCTGGTTGAAGGGCCTCGGGTGCAGCTTATAAAGCCGAGCAAACCAATAGTTCGCAAGATCAACGAACAGGTGAGTAATGCAAACCAAATTCGGAATTGATGTGAAGCGTGACGGCAACAACGCCATCATCCGCCGTGACCTTCGTGTTGGCGTTGAGCAGCGAGACGGGACGGTAAAATGGTTCGAAGGTGTCAAGGTTGGTGCCGTCAAATCTGTTGAGCCTTGCGGCGATGGCGTGTCAGTTGGTTATGAGCTGATCAATTACCCAATCAAAGCCAACAGCGTGGCCATCGTTGAAGTCTGCGAGATTGGTGAGCACTGCCGGTGCAAGAGCTTTGACGTTGCGTACAAAGCGGACTGCTGGAACTGGATAGGGAAGGTGACGCTGTGAGCAAACTCGAAAAGTTCCAGCAGCTCAAAGGTCAGACGTTCAAACGACGGAAAGACACGCAGCAATATAAGCTGGGTATGAACGCGTCAACCGACTGGAAGGGCCGCATGATTGTTCACTTGTACCCAGTCTGGTCAGGCCGTGCGCATTGGAAGACCTGGGAGCGCTTTCTTGCTGAGTACGAAACTTACGATGGGGAAGCCTTAGCCCGATGAACTGGAAAGACCCCGACTACAGGGGCATCCTGCAAGAGCGGCTAGACAACCTGGCCGCTATCCGCAAGAAGCCTGAAATCATCCCCGCGCTCAAGTTCCACTACCGCGAGAACCCTGCCGACTTTGTGAACGATTGGGGCGTTACTTACGACCCACGGTTGATTGAGCGCGGTTTGTCGCCCATCGTCCCAATGATCCTGTTTCCCAAGCAGACTGACTTTATAGCCTGGGTGCTTGAGCGCTGGCGTGCTGGTGAGTCTGCGGTTGCGCCAAAGTCTCGGGACATGGGGCTGTCGGTGGTCTGCCAGCAACTGGCAGCAACGCTGTGCCTTTTCCGCAACAACATGAACATTGGGTTTGGCTCACGTAAGGAGGACTTGGTGGACAAGGTGGGTGACCCTGACACCCTGTTCTATAAAGGACGCATGTTCCTTGACCACCTGCCTGAAGAGTTCCGGGGCGGCTTCAACTCGGCCAACAAGGATCACAGCAGCCACCTCAAAATATTCATCCCCGAAACCCAATCGATCATTAAGGGTGAGGCCGGCGACAACATTGGGCGGGGTGGTCGTACCGCGCTGTACTTCGACGATGAGTCAGCCTTCCAGCCTCGCCCGCAACTGATCGACGCTGCACTGTCAGCAACGACCAACTGCCGGATATCTGTCAGCTCGGTGAACGGTCGCGACAACCCGTTTGCTGACAAGGTGCACAGTTGGCCAGAACACAGGGTCTTCACGTTCCACTGGCGCGATGATCCTCGCAAGGATGACGCTTGGTACAAGAAGAAATGCGAGGACATTGACAACCCGATAATCATCGCTCAAGAAATTGACCTGAATTTCAGCGCTTCCAAATCTGGCATCCTCATCCCGAGCGAGTGGGTGCAGGCTGCGATTGACGCACACGTCAAACTTGGATTCGCTGCGAGCGGTGAGCGCCGGGGTGCGCTTGACGTTGCTGACGAAGGTATCGACCTTAACTGTTGGGGGTGCCGCCACGGCGTGGTCATGGAATTCGTCGAAGCCTGGTCGGGCAAAGGTTCTGACACGTTCGCCACGACGGCATACGCTTTTAAGCTTGCCGACGACAACGGTATAGATGATTGGGACTTTGACAGTGACGGCCTGGGTGTCGGTGTTCGCGGTGACGCCAGGGTTCTCAACGAGAAGCGCGGCAAACACACGCAGAAGGTGAACCCGTTTCGCGGCTCGGGCGCGGTGATCGAAAAGGACAAGGAAGTTTTCAAGGGTGAGCATGGTCGCAAGGGTCGCACCAACGAGGACTTTTTTGCGAACCGTAAAGCGCAAGAATGGTGGCGCCTGATGGAACGCTTCAAGATGACCTACCGCGCTGTCATTGAGGGGCTGCCGTATGACCCTGCTGAAATCATCAGCTTTGACAGCAAAAAGATCACACCTAAAGCGCTGACTAAAATGACGCAGGAACTCAGTCAACCTACATGGTCGCAAAACGGCAGTGGTAAGATACTCATCGACAAGGCGCCGCAGGGCTCACGCTCGCCAAACTATGCGGACCAATGCATGATGCTTTATTCCAAGCGCGCACGCCGCTCAGGCTTCTAAGAGGGTTACCCATGTTCAAACGTTTCTTTAGCTGGCTGCTTGGGCCTAAGGGTGACCCTGTGCCACCGCTTGAACCCGAAGCCAAGGTGCCCCGCAAGTCGGGCATGTTCTCGACTGACCATGCTGAGGGTTGCCCGCCTGAAGAGCGGGTGTCACTGCCTGACCGTCTGCGTGCACTGGTTGGCGTGGCGCCAAAGCCAGCAGTCACTATCGGCCTGGACAACATCGACAGCAGCGAAGGCGCCAACGGGTTTATCAAACAGGGCTATGGCGTGGGCATCGATCCCGGTCCTATGCCGGCCATCATTGATTGGTTCCTGAGTCAGACGTTTATCGGTCACCAGTTGGCAGGCATGCTCGCGCAGCACTGGCTGATTGATAAGGGCTGCTTGATTCCTGCTCGTGATGCTGTTCGCCACGGTTTCGACATCCATGCCCCTGACGGCGGTGACCTTGACGCGCCCGACGTGCTCAGCATGATGAAGCGTTTGGACAAGCGTTTTAAGCTTCACAAAAACATGGTTGAGCTGATCTATAAGGGCAAGATTTTCGGCATTCGAATTGCGTTCTTCCAGATTGAAAGCACCGACCCCCTGTTCTATGAAATGCCGTTCAACATCGACGCGGTGACACCTGGCAGTTACAAGGGGATTGTGCAGGTCGACCCGTACTGGTGCATTCCAGAACTCGACATTGCTGGCAGCACCCGCCCTGACTCGATGCACTTTTACGAGCCTAAGTTTTGGGTGATCAACGGCAAGCGCTATCACCGTTCGCACCTCATCATTTACCGTGAGGGTGACGTGATCGACATCCTCAAGCCGTCCTATTTGTACGGCGGGATTCCGGTTCCTCAAAAGGTTTTCGAACGCGTCTACGCTGCTGAGCGTACGGCCAACGAAGCCCCGCAGCTTGCCCTGACTAAGCGCACGGTGATCCTGCAAACCGCGCTAGAGGAAGGCATTGCGCTCGGCCCCCGCTACGGTGCGCGCCTGGCTGAGCAGGCTGAGTTGCAGAACAACTATGCGCGCACCATTGGCGACATTGACGACACCTACACGCAGTTCGACACCAGCCTGGCAGACCTTGACGCTGTGATCATGACCAACTATCAATTGGTTGCGGCAATCCTCAACGTGCCTGGCACTAAGCTGCTGATGACAGCGCCAAAGGGTTTCAACGCGACCGGCGAGTACGACGAAGCCAGCTATCACGAAGAGCTTGAGTCAATCCAAGCGGGCGCACCGACCGAGCTGGTTGAGCGGCACCATCAACTTGTCATGCACTCGGTTGTGCTGCCGTACATGCGCAAGAAGGATGTTGCATGGGTGCCGCTTGAAACCGTCATCAGTTGGGCACCGCTCGACAGCCCAACAGCCAAAGAGTACGCAGAAATCAACCTCATCAAAGCTCAGACAGGTCAGCAGCTTGTCACGTCCGGGGCCATCGACGGCTACGACGAACGCGACCGCGTGCGGGCTGACAAGGATAGCGGGTACACGGGGATCGCTGAGGCCCTGCGCCCTGATGAGGACGGCGACGGCGAGCCTGACCCCGCCAAGGTCGGTCAACCCCCAGCGCCCGCACAGCCTGGTTTTGACGCAGGTATTGATGCGCCGCAGTTGATCACCAACCAGTTGCGCATAGACCCTCAGATTGTTGAGGCCAAGCGCGGTGAGCAGGATTACAAGGTGCAGGTGTCCCCGGTGATCATGGACGTTGTGACCGGCAAGCAGTACCGCGTGGTCATCGACGGGCACCATTCGCTTGAGGCTGCAAGGTTGGACGGCGTACCACCTGAGCTGGTTGAGGGCGGTTATGGCGAGTCGGATTACTTCGACGCTGATAGTGGCTCGCCGCTGTGAAGAAAGTGCGCCTTGTGCGCAGGCCAGCCCCGCTAGGCACTGAGTCTAAGCGGGCGTTGACCCTCAAGCCCTCGGTGTCGGTGGGGGCTGCCTACGCTCGCGACTTGGAAGCGCTCACCGCCGAAATGCACGCTGAGGTTGCCAAGGCAGTTTTAGCTGAGTATTCAAATACTGCCGCAGCAGACGCTGCCGATGACTTCTGGTCGCGGCTCGCAAAACGCCTGGCATCCAAGTTCGCAGCGAAAGCAACGCCATTGGCCACGGGGTTTCTAACTCGCGTGGACCGCAACGCGACCACCAACCTTGAGCGGTCCCTTAAGTCAACGAGCGCCGACATGACGCTCAATATGAAGAACACGCCAGCCGTCACCAAGGCTATCAAGTCGCGCATTGCTGACAACGTTGACCTGATAACCCGCATCCCCGCCGAGTTTCTGGACAAGGTAAAGCAGGACGTTAACGATTCGCTGCGCAAGGGTAATGGCCTGGCTGACCTTCAACCCAAGATGGAAGAGCGTTACGGTGAGGCCAAGCGGCACGCACAGTTGGTGGCCCTTGACCAGACGCGCAAGGCGTACACCGCGATCAACAGCGAGCGGATGCGCGCCAACGGGGTTACCAAGTTTGAGTGGGTGCACAGTGGTGGCAGCCAAGAGCCGCGCCCGTATCACCTGCACTCGCCGGCTCAGGGTGGATTGAACGGCGGGATATTTGACATCAACGACCCACCTATTATTGACAAGAAAACCGGCGAGCGTGGATTGCCTGGTGACGATTACAACTGCCACTGTACAATGCGACCAATAGTTACGTTTGACGATGAGGACGACGAATAATGGCGAGCACGCAACGCGTCGAGGATTTCAACGGCTGGTTTGAAGTTGCGCGCAACCCAATCAGCAAGGTTGGTGTGTTCCCGTACCTGGGTTCAAGCCTCGGCCCCGACATGATCAAAGAGCAGAACCTTGACCCTGAGAAGGTTTACATGGTTTATCGCTCGGCTGAGGAACTTGCAAAACCTGAGTTCCTGTTGAGCTGCACGCTGATTCCGTGGATCAATGACCACACCATGTTGGGCAGCGACGACAAGGGTTACACGCGCCCTGAGGAAAAGGGGATCGGTGGCGTTACCGGTGAGCAAGTGTTGTTTGATGAGAATGACGAAACGGTATATTCGAACATCAAGTTGTTTTCCGAAGCGCACAAGAATGAAGTTGCAAACGGCAAGCGCGAATTATCGTTGGGCTACCAGTGCGCGTACGAGTGGAAGCCGGGTGAGTACAACGGCGAGAAATATGATTTAATACAGCGGAACCTGCGTGGCAACCACTTAGCATCAGTTGATGATGGGCGGATGGGGCCAAGCGTTGCAGTTCTCGACCACAACGACATTAAAGGTGCATCCGCAATGGACGAACTTATCAAGCTCATGGCTGCGGTCATGGCAAAGCTGCAAGAAATGAAAGACGCAGACCCAGCCGATCCGGCAAAGGTTGTGGTCGAAGACGCTGACGCCGATGTCAAAGCTGCTGATGCTGACGACACCGACAAAGCCGACGACAGCAAGGCCGCTGACGCCGATGTCAAAGCTGCTGATGCTGACGACACCGCCGACGTGAAAGCTACCGACGCAGCAGACGATGTTGCTGCCGTTGATGCTGACGACACCAAGCCGGTAACC